GGTGTGTGGCTCCGGATCGCACGGGAAATCAGCAAAGGGAATGTAGCTGGCTGGCAGATTACGCACCACTTTGTAGCCACCGCCCATGCAGCAGACCTTGCGCAACTCGGCAATGCCGTCACCATCAAAGTCCACACGGGAATACGCCTCAATGTACAGCGCCCTGCGCATCATTGGATTGGCGGCGTCATTCGTGCCAAATGTGGTACTCAGTGGCTGACGCGCCAAATACTCATCATTGCTGTCCAAGTCTGTCGTTGACAGATTTTCTTCAATCTCGTCTTGGTCATAGCCCATCGCAATCAGGTCAGCCACAGTGGCCATCTGCCTGTGGGCAATCAGGCTTGAATCGTCAAAAGATCGGGCACGCCGGTCAAGCAGCAATTCCTCTGGCGGCACGGCCATGATCCTGATCCGGCCATCCTTGGTGATGCGCTTGATCTGCACATCGTGAATCATTGGCGCAGGCATCGTCACCGGCTGACCCGTCATCGGATCAATAGTGGTCATCTGCATTTCGTCAATATTTGGGTCTGGGTAAGAGACAACAATCTTGACTTCAGCACCAGGCTCCTGCATCAGCATTTCTAGCGTCTGGTCATCAAGGCCGGAATACTCTTCAATCCTCACCTTTTCTTCGTCTTCCCAAAAGAATTTGGCAATGCCGCATTTGCGTACCAAGGCATCTTTGAAAATAGCGTAAGTGGTTAAAAACCCGTTGTTGTCGTTCTGGAATACATAGTTGGCGTAATCGGTAGCCTGCTGCGCCATCTGGACATCTTCTGGCCCACGGGGCGCAAACTCGACCACATTCTCAGAATTGAAAAACACCCGCATCAGGCTGGGCAACATGGCGCTTACAGTGTCGCGCACCTCCATCGCCACCACTTTGCTGTTGCCCTCGACCTCATTTCCAAATGGGTCGCCTCGGTAGTATTCAGTCCCCCGCGCCCGTGTGGGCGACAGGTCGCTGTCCACATAACTCACTGCATCGGTCAGGTCTTGAGTGATGATCGCTTGCAACTCCGCATCGTCCATCGGCTCGGTGGCTGCAATGTCGGTGGATAAATTGTCGGTAATGTTTTCAATCATGGCTGTGCCTTTAGGTAAACCGCATTGCTTGAATTTTAGTCTTTAAAAGCCAAACCAAGCCTTTGCATATTCTGGACGATTCTCCATGAGCCACGGCAGCGCGTCCTCATGCAGTTTTTGGGCATTGAAACCAATTGTGTTGCTGCCGATGTGGTGGACATAGCTGGCACTCACAAAGTGCGAATACCCTTTTTCGATCAAATCCCTACAATGCACATCATCTGAGTACCAATTGAGAGGGGGAAACTTTGCCTCTTCAAATGCATCGCTTGAGATCCACGCAAAAATTGGGCTGATCACCCCGACCATCTTGATGTGGGCCTCGGACGGAAACTTGTAAAAGTTCAGCTTCTCAGGTTTCTCAGTAATCCTCACATTTTGGTCAGCCGGAGCCGCATCAGTCCTTGACGCCACCCATCCAGCCTTCACGCTGCGCATGGTCTTGATGATGGCCACATCCTCGATTAAGGTTTTGACGCTGGTCGGGGTCAGCACAATGTCATCGTTGGCCACAAGGCAAGATGACCAGTCCTTGAGTGCCGCTTCGATCACCTCGTTGTAGTCATCGCCAAAGTTCCTTGGCTGGCCGTAGATCTTGTGGTCAGCCTCAAAGTTCTCAAGCACCGACTCTGGCCCCCGCAGGTAGACCGGACACTCTGGCGCGTACTGCTTAATTGACTCCAGCAGCACCGCCAGACCATGCCCCCTGACTGTGGCAATGACAATCGGGCTGATCATTTCTTAGCCTTATTCCTTGCTGAAATGTTCGCCGCCTTGGATTTGGCATCGGCCTTGGAGCTTGCACCCCAGGCTTTGAGACTCAGCAGCAGCCTGGTCGGCTCCCCGCCCTTCATCTCAGGCCCAGGCATATTGCCCATGCGTGCCAAGAAACTTGCCCGTCTCGGGTTGTCGCCAGCCTTGACGGGTGCTTTCAAGTTCATGCCCTCGGCCTTCGCACTGGCTCGGCCCTTGGCATTCAAGCCACCAGATGGGCTTTTGCCCTCCTTGCGCTGCCAAGCTGGGGTCTTCATTTCTTCTTTACTGGCTTGGCGGTTTTAGCCGCTGCTTTAAAGTCAGCAGCGCTTGGCGCACCTTTTGCACCAGGCTTTCGCATTTTCTCTTTAGACCCAGCAGCGATTCTTTCGCGTTTTGCATTAATGTTTGCATATAGTCCAGCTTTCATTTTTTGGCTCCAATCTTAATCACCAGCATGGGCTTGTCATCCATGTCATCGCCCTCCATTGCACTGTTCTCACCAGCCTCGTAATCCTCGTCCTCATCACTCTCCGTCACCCAGGCATCGCATGTTCGGCTGGCCGCGCACTTAAAGTCAAAAATCTCACAGTAACCAAGCTCCGCCTTGTCAATAACTTCCTCGGCATCACCCTCGCCCCCAATGCCCTTCTCAATGCAGTCAAGCATTGACTCCTCTTGGTTAAACGCCGCGCAGTTACCGCACCGGCTCATCTTGGCATCCTCAATGCTCACCTCCCACTCGTCAGCCTTTTTCTTCCAAAAGGCTGTATTGGGCAGGTCGGGATTCTCAGGGCCGTAGTTGGCACTGTTAATCGCCTTGGCCCTGTTGCGCAGATTGATGGTGATGTCTTGTGTGGCCGTTGGACAACCCTCCCCAGCTTCCTCGTCACCCATCAATTGACTCATGGTTTCTTTAATCGTAGCCATCAGCGCATCCCCTTTGTTTTCATGTTCTTTGCAGTTCTACTGCCGCGCATAGGCAGCTTGGCTGTGGACAGCGCAATGGCCATCGCCTGCTGTGGACTCTTGACAGTCTTGCCGCTAGATGTCAGCTTGCCTGACTTAAATTCGCTCATCACCTTGCCAACTTTTTTTTGGCCTTTGGTCATCATCATAGAATTCCCCCGTTGGTTTTGAATACCCCCAATTATGCAACCCTAGACAGATTTCGGCGCAGTGGCTGGCTCCACTTGCTGCTGGCCGCGCTTCCGTACATCCCCGCCACGGCGTCACTTGCAAATGTCAAGACAAAGGCATCAGCCTTGTCCGGACTCGGCAGCCCCCGCCTTTTAATCTCATCCTTGCCCTCAATGGCAATTTTGCCATTACTAGTGAAGGTGTAGCGCACAGTCGCCAACTCACTGATCAGCACCTCATCCTTGGCCAGTTTGCAGTCCCGCGCCTCCAGCCACGCCTTGGCCTTGTACCAAAGTTCAGCCTTGAGATTCCTGTAAGTGCTACCCATCGATGGGCTTTCCGACACATTAATCCCCCGCGCCGGCAGACCCAACTCCCTCAATCTATCCACCACCCCAGCCCCCAGGCCAATACTGTCCACCAGTATTTCCCTTGGCTGCTCACTTGGCGCCAAAGCCTTGAACTCGGCCACCACCGCCCCCGTCAATTGCATCAAGTCCAGATTCTTCCAAGTGCGGATGCTCTCCGTCACCACATTGCCCTGCCGCTTGCACAAGGCACTTCGGTCACTCCCAAACCGCGCCACATCCAACCCCCAAACCATCGGCGCTGATTTACTGGCCGCAACATCCCTATGAAGCGCACTCTCCAGCAAGTCCATCGGGATCACAGTGTCATCATCACCCTTCGGAAACTCCCCGATCACCCTGATCCGGTAGACATTGCTGTCCTCCCCATACCGCATGGCCATCTCATCAATGTACTCCTGCGATACCCGAGGTGAATCACTGCACGCCACCTGAAAGGTAGTCCACTCGCCGGCAAGCCTAGTGTGCGTATCGTAGAAAAACCCGCTGCTGCGCACCGGATTGCCCAGCAGCAAAGTCACAGCGTTATGCCCCGACATCGAACCAGCCGCCGCCTCGAACACCTGCTCCGGCACACCTGACGCCTCATCGGCCACCAGCATCACATACTCAGAGTGAATTCCCTGCAAAGCCTCGGGCTGCTCGGCCCTTGATGTCCTGGCCGATATAAACATCTCAGTCGGTGCAGCGTTAAATTCAATCCTCTCCTGCTTGACAGTCAGCAGCCCCTGCAATGGCACAGGCATCGCATTGATCCACCTCTTCAACTCCGCAAACATGGCGTCATAAAGCTGGCTGCTGGTCGGCGCAGTCACCACCACCTTGACAGGGCTGCGGGTCATAAAGTACCAGAGCATTGCCCAGCTACTGGCCGTAGACTTCCCCACCCCGTGGCCGCTTCGCACACTGATCTTTCGATCCCCCCGCGCAATCGCCCCCAAGAATTTCTCTTGCCACGGGTCGGGGTCAACCCCCAGCACCTCCTTGACAAACAGCACGGGGTCATCTCGG